CCCACGTCGAACGAACCGAACTTAGAGTAGGCCCTGTTCTGCTCGACGTCCAGGAACAGGCGGTTGGTGGTGATGAGGGCCATGGGCTTCTACCCTTGCCCGGCGGTCAAGTGGGTTTGAGATATCGAGTCCCCGTAGGCGAGGTGTTCTGCAAACCGAACAGTCCCGTGGTGGACAAGTTCTTTGAATAACCACTGATTGAAGACTGGCTCGTGACGTAAGGGCCGTAGGTCGAGGGACTCCAAATCCATTCACCTCCTTGAGGAACTCCGTCAATGGTTTGAAAGTTCAAGTCTTTACCAGGCAGAGGTCGGTTCTGAAGAATGAAAGGACCAACCTGCAGCTGACGGATCTGCCAGCCCTTGGTCGCGTCCCAGATGACGTGGGCGATGTTATGCCGGGCACAGTCGACTTGACGGTAAACTTGGTATAGTCCGTTCTGTTCAAAGCGGACGCTAGTCGACCCACTGGATCCTTCAATCAGGACGTTATTGATTGTCTGTACAAGGTAGGGGCTGACGTAGCCGCCACCGCATTGCCAATTGTAGTAGATGTAGTTCGGGTCATCGCTATCTTTGCAGACAACCAGCTGGGGGTTATTGATGTCGGTGCCCGTCGAAGTCGACCATTCCGGAGTTATGGAATAGACGAACACGAAGTAGTTGGACCCAGACTCAATCTTGATATGGCCATTCTGCTCGACGCCTTGGCTCTGATCGCCTGCCGTGCCTGTGACCTTGGAGCCCGTCGGGTAGACGTTAAAGTCGGTGATGACCTTGCCGGCCACTAGGCTGTTGAAGTCGCGGCCAGCGTCGTCGAAGACCGTGTCCTGGAACTCGACCACGCCCTTGTTCACGCGCAAGCACCAGTCGTTGCCCTCCTTCTGGACCGTCACCTTGAACTGGTCGAGGTCGGCCACGTAGGGCAGGGAGGACTGGATGGTCGTCCCGCCGACGGTCTCGTGCGTCAGCGTCTCAGGGGATAGGGCGAGCCGCCCGCGCTGGATGATGTTCCGGCCGTTGCTCATTTGGCCTTCAAGTACACCTTCGGATTGAAGCCGAGCTCGAAGTACCGGACCGTGTAGCTGATTTTGTAGACCAGGCCGAACTCCTCGTAGTTGATGGAGTCGAGGAAGAGCTGGTCCCAAAGCAATTTGCCATCAGGGCCCATGACCGCCCAGCCGTCGGCCTTCTTGTAGACCAGCTGCAGGCCGGCGAACTGGCCCGTGCTGCTCGTCTTCGTCACGTTGGCCACCAGCGATTGGACGATGTCGAAAGAGCCGACATAAACCAGCCCGGTGAACGCCAGGGTGGGGGTCAGGTATGCCTTGAGGTTGATGGTCCCGCCGTCCTTGCTGGCCTGCGAATGGGGGAAGCCCGTGAACTTGCCCGTCGCGTCATAGGTGGCGCCGTTCTTAGGGGCCGCAGGGGTGCCGCCGATTTCAGACTCCCAGAGCTTGTGCGTGTCGATGGGCTCCTGCTGGGTCACGCCCACGCCGGAGATCATGGGGGTCGTCGTCTCGCCCTGGTCGAAGCCGATGTAGTCGGCCTGGATGGTGGCCATGTCGTTGTGGTCCCGCGTCCACATCACCTTCCACGCCTTGAGCCGAGGGTCCTTCGGGTGGGGGTCTCCCTTCTTCGGGGCGTTGGCCTCGATGCGGGTCTGGTCCACGCGGTAGGCCAGCCGGCTGGTCAGGAGGCCGTAGCCGTCGTTCTCGATGGTGTAGCCGGACTGCAGGAGCGGACTCCGCAGGGCGTTGCCCTTGTTCTTGTAGGCCATTAGAGTCGGAAGTGCGGGTTGGTCTGGTTGCTCGACGGCGTCTCAATCTTGCCGTTGATGGTGTTGACCATGGAGCGGATGTCACCAAGCAGCTGGTCGATGGTCGTCGGCCGGCCCTGCACGGAGCCGGGAAGCAAAGGGGTCGTGCCGACCAGCGGGGAGTTATCCAAGGTGGCGCCCGTCTTGGAGCCCATTGCGTAGCCGCCGCCCAGGGCCTGCATGGAGGTCGCGCTGAAAGCGGTGAGGCTCGTCGGTTTGGCTGCGCTGTCAGCAGCCGAGGCGGCCTTGCGGGCTTCTAGTATCTTGCGGGCGTTGGCCAGCACCTGGTCCGTCAGCTCGACGCCTTTCTTCGCGTCCTCAGGTAGTCGGCCGAGGGGGCTCTTGAAGGCGTCCTGCGTGGCAGCGTAGAACTGAGCCAGCTCACCGTTGCCGCGCTTGAGGTCCTTGATCATCTGATCGGTGGTCATGCCAAGCGAAGCACCCTGCTCAACCAGCGCCTTGGCGAGCATCTGGGAGGCCGTCGCGTTGTCCACGTTGCCCTGCTTGGCGGACTTCATGGCCTCGTTGATGGCAATCCATCGGTCACGGTAGGTAGCGCTTTCCGCCATGAACTTGTAGAAGCGCATGACCATGCTGTCGGCCTCATCGCCCATGTCACGAAGGAAGCGGCGCGTATCCTCGGCGCGTTGGCCCATGTCGTCCGTCGCATTAGCAGCACCGGCCATGCTTTTCTTTAGTTCGCTTGAACCGGCGCTCAGGGCGTTGGCCAGCTCGGGGCCGGTCTTCTTGCCTAGAATGGTCAGGACCACGTTGTTGCGCTCGGCCTCGGAGCGGGCGGCCTTGGTGGCGTCGGCCAGCTTCATAAACAGGTCTATGACATTGATGGAGCCCTTGCTGATCTGCTCCTGCGTGAAGCCCAAGTCCTTGAGCGCCTTGACCTGCGTCTCCACCCCGCCCTGGGCTTCGGCCAATACGATGGTCATCTCTTTCACGGCCTTGGCCGTGGTCTCCTCGGAGATGCCGGCATCGTCGAGCGCCTCGGAGAGCTGGAAGAACTCGGAGAAGGGGACCCCTAGTTTCCGGGCTCGGGCGTTGGCGTCCGCATACTTATCCATGGCACCCGTCATCAGGTTCATGCCTTTATCAAACAGGACCATCGGAGCGACGGCGCCCATGACTCGGTTGCCAATCTCGCCGGCGAACTTGGACGCGGCCCGCTGCGCACGCCCGAAGACCACGTCGGCGTTGCTCTTGGCGTTGAGCTCTACTTCAAGTTTGCGGGCCATGGGATGCTTCTACCCTTGCGACCTGGTCAAGCATCTCCTCCTCCTCCGTCGTGAGCACCTTGATGGAGCTTCCCGGCTCGTTCGCGATGAACCCCGAGGACATCCAGATGGCCTGCGCCTCGGGCATGTTCCACGCCCTTTCCTCGGGCACCCCGTGTTTGACCAGGTTGCAGATGACGGACATCAGCCAAGGCATCCCCGTCGAGTTGCCGTCACGCTTGGAAGTCTCCCAGAACTTGGGCCAATTCGCGGAGCTAGCATACAGCAGGAACTTGCGACCCTCCTCGGTCATGTACTTCTTTGAGCGGGCCAGCTTCACGCCCTCCCACGTGTCCTTCCAGGTAGGCTCGAGCGACTCCTCCGCGCATACCTTGACGGCGAGGATGAGGTCGGCCGCCGTGATCATCGGGTCCCCGTCGCGCATGAATGGCGAGTCGAGGGCCAGCAGCTGGAGCCGGTGCTTGAGGCAGAACGGGTAAACGAGGCGGCCCAGGATACGCACCCGGGCCGGCTCAGTGAACGCCTGAATGAAGCGCTTATCCAAACCTTACGAGTAGGTCGCGATGGACTCCCACTGCTTGGCCTTCAGCGAGACGGCCACGAAGCCCTTGTTGGTGCCCTTCTCCTCGATGGACTCGATGACGCCCGTGAAAGAGGAAGAGGCGCCGACGTCGGTCTGGACCGCGAAGGTGATGGCCGCGCCGATTTCCGGCATGTCGGAGGTCTTGGCGATGCCGTCCACGGAGAGCTCGCGCATGACGCCGTCGTAGCGTGCGGTCACCGTCTTGCCCGTCTCGTCCTGCACCGTGTCGTTCAGCTCGTAAGCCTTAGACAGCGTGTACGACTGGACGACGAGATTGGTGACAGTACCGGACCCGATGCCGTAGAGGCAGGTCACACCTTTGAGGGAAGCAGCCATGGTTGTTTCTTAACCTTGGGCGAGCGGTCAAGCCGGGAGGACCACCCGCAGGGTGTAGGGGATACGGCTGCCGAACATGCGGGACTGACGCTCGTCCTGGATAGGCTCGGGCGTGACGTCGTAGAGGGTGGCGTCCCCGCTCGCGGTGAAGGCGGCCTTCAGGTCGGCCAGGCTCTCCCAGCCCATGAAGCCCTCGACCAAGGCGCAGCGGGCCCGGTGCTGTTCCAGGGTGGCAGGCGCGTCGGCCGAGGAGTAGACGCAGATCTCGACGGCGCAGTCGAAGTTGCCGAACCCCTCGGGGAGCTCGGGCGGAGGCGCGGCGCTGTCGCAGATGACTGCCACGGTGGGCAGGTCCTTCAGCGTGGCGGTGTCTCCGGGGTTGATCTGCAGGCCGGCCAGCTCGGTCTTGCTTTGGAGATAGGAGACGACGACGGCCTCGCAGATGTGTCGGATGGATTTTGTGCCCATGGTTAGTTGCGGTTAAACTTGTCGGCGCCCCAGACCATCAAGGCCTCGGCGCGTTTGAAGAGCTTGCCCGTGCGGACGGCCATCACGCGCTCGAGAGTCTTGGCATCGGTCGAGACACCATCGTTGTCGCCGATGCTGTTCCCGATGATCATGCCGAAGTTGGCCGTGTTGGGTTGCCCTGAAAAGGAAGTGTAGCCCGTCGAGCTGCGGTTGCGGAAGACCCACGCCGGGACGCCCTTGACGCCAAAGTTCTTCTGGATGCCAGGAGTCTCGGGCTTGGGCAGGGACATGATGACGTCCAGCCAGCCGGCCTTCAGGCGACCGACGTTGTATTGCTGTTTCTTAATGTATGCCTTGAGCGCCGCCGCGTCGGCCATCATGCGCAGCTCGGGGCGGACTGAACCGCCGTTCTTTCGGATGCGTCCTTTGGACTTTTGTTTCACTTCCTGGTGATAGCCAGCCAAGTCCTTAACAACAACCTGGTTGGGCTTGGCTTCAAAGACGGCGCGGAAGCGATTGCTAAACTGGCGATAGGCACGATCAGGGTCTGGGTCGTCGAGCACTCCTCGGAAGATGCCCTTGGCGGTGGTGTTGGCCACGCCATCCTTCCGGGCTTTTTCAAACATGGTTCGATCGCCAGCGGCCACAGCCATACCCATCAGGGAAAAGGCACTGCGCCCCACGGGGTCGGCCGTCGAGTTGAAGATGCTTTTGATGTCCTTCTCAACGGAGGTCTTGCCGGCCACCTCGGCGGCCTTGGACAAACCTTTGCCACCGCCCTGGACAAGGGGAGGGGTGAACACCATCAGTTCGCGGGCGGTCAGGGCGGCTTCCTCGATCACCACGTCCCGCATGCACTTGCCCGAGAACAGGCGATACTCGTTGAGCGCCTGGGTGTAGGCGTCGAAACCCTTGATTTTTACTGGCTCCCAGACGCTCACTGGGTGTCGGTGGTCAGCTGCAGGATGACCCAAGCCGACCCGGGCTTGTGGCTGGATGCCACGATACGCACCCCTAGGTTGGCCACAGAGGCCGTTTTACCGATGGCGAGGGTAGACACCGCCACCCCACCGCTCAAAGCCGCCACAGAGGCGCCTACGCGGCCGTCCGAGGCAGTCCACGCGGCGGTGTCGGCGGCCACCTTGGCCGTGAAGGACGTCTGCTCCAGGAACCCGCCCGCCTGCAGGGCTTGGGAAACCGAGGGGTCAGTGACCATGGCAAGGAACATGTTGCCGGCGGAGTCCGTCAGGGTCACGCCGAAGTCGGCCAGCAGCTCCTTGGCGTCGGGCAGGAAGTCAGAATAGAGGGCCATGGTCTTCTTAACCTTGGGATAAGGTCAAAAAAAAGGGCCCCCCGAAGGGAGCCCCAGTCGTCGGCGCTTGGCCCGCTATTAGGCGGACTTGATGCGCTTGAGGTTCGAGCGGCCCTTGGCGGCACCGAAGCGGATGGCCGCGGTGAGGTAGAGGATGCCACCCGTGTACTCGGACTCGACCAGGATGGACAGACCACCCATGGTGGCGACGGCAGAATTGGTGCCGGCAGACCAGACCGAGCCGGTACCAATCGCGATGGCGTCCTTGGCGGCCGCGAAGCCGACGAGGTTTTCGCCGTTGGCCGGGAGGCCAGCATACTGCATGATCTGCAGGGTGCCGATGTTGCCGACGACGCCCGTGCGGACGACGCTGTTCACGCCCTGGGTGTTGAACGCCGAGGTCAGCTTGGCGTCCTTGCGGAGAGCGCCGATGTAGGACGAGTTCAGGACGAGGCCGCGCTGTTCCGGGGCGAGGAGGTCGTCGAGGGCGGTGTCGAGGTCGACCACGTCATTGTAGTCGAAGTCGGCGGCGGCGATGACGATGTTGCTGGAGTAGTTGGCGTTCGTGACGAGCGCGGCAACAGCGGCGTTGGCCTTCTTCACGATCTTAGCCTGGACTTCTTCCTTGAAGGCATTGATGACGCCTTCCGGGCCCCAAGCGGCGAGTTCCTGCGCGTCAAACGAGCGGGTCGCGTGGTAGTGAACCAGGTTCACAGTCGCCTTCGTCATGTCGGCGTCGCCGGTCTGGTGGTAGCCGCCGGAGGCCTTGTCGAAGACGATGGCATCGTCGCCGGCCACGAAGGGCACGTCGATGGAGATGCCGCGGTCATCGCGGGACTGCGCAAGCGTGGTGAACACGTCGAGCATGGGAAGCTTCGGGCGGACGTCAGCGACGATGATGTCAGCGAGCGCGGCCGGAGCGATGTCGAAACCAGAGTTAGCCATGGTAGTATTTAGTAGGGATTAGGGATGAATGAGTGAGGGGGAAAGATTACTTGAGGCGGCCGAAGAGGATGGCGGCCTTGTGCTTCTGCAGGAAGGCCACGCGCTCGGAGCCGGCGGGCATCGCGGCATACTGCTCGCGGATCTGCTCGACAGTCAGGGAAGGGGCTTCGACCTTCTCGGCGGCGACGGGGGTCGTGCCGGTGGAGGCGACGATCTCGGCAGCCTGCTTGGCGGCGGAGACCTGGGTGGCCTCGAGGGAAGCGACCTTGGCGGTCAGGGCGGCGACCTCGGCGGTCAGTTCGCCGATGCGGGCATCCTTGGCCACGACGTCCGCCTTGGCGGAAGCGAGCTCATCGGCGGCGCCGACAGTCAGCCTCTCGACAGTGGCACGCAGGTCGTCGCGCTCGGTGGTGAGGGCGAGGGCCACAGTGCGCAGCTCGGACAGTTCGGCTTCAGGAGTCAGTTTGCTCATGATGTTCTTAAACTTGGATAGGTGGTCAAAGGCCGTGGCCTCTTCCTGGTCGTCTTCCTCTTGCCCGGAGACGATGTCGGCGGGGTCAAGGACCTCCACGCCCAAGGCCGCGACGGCCGCGCGGTTGTCGGCGTTGTTGTCGATGAACTCGTCGACGCGCATGCCGGCATCCAGCATCTTGCCGACCTCGTCCGCCTTGAACTGCGGACCGGGCATCGAGCCGCCGTTCATGATCAGGCGCTCATACTTGAGGCCGGTGGCCTTCAGGTCTTCGATGGTCTTGGCGCGGTCAGACTCCGGGCGGTTGGTCAGGACGACCACTTCCTCGGCCTCGGCGGCGATGTAGTCGAGCACCTTCTGGACGGGCTGGCCGTCCGCGATGATGGTGTCGTCGATGTCGGTGACGATGCGGGGCATGGTCAGAAAGACGCCAGGGCTTCCTCGAATGAGTCGGCCAGCCCGGTGACGAGCCCCAGGCGCACGGCCTCGCGGCCCGTGAAGGTGCCGCCCGTGAAGGCGTCCTGGGAAACGTTGACGCGGGTGGTCTTGACGGACTGCTGGAACTCTTCCGCGATGCTGTCGACCTGACGCTGGAGGTCGGCCACTTGGGCTTCGGTCAGGGACGTGCCCTCGATGCCGGCGCCCTTGAGCGGGGACTGGCTGGACTTGATGACCACCATCCGCACGCCGGCGTCGGCGTAGGCCTTGCTGTAATCGGCCACAACCATGTAGACGCCAACGGAACCGATGCTCCCGGAGGGCATCGCCACGAAACGATCCGCGGCGGCGGCCAACCACAGGGCGGCCGAGTTCGCTTCCTCGCCGTAGGCCATCGTGGGCTTCTTGATGCGGCGCATCTTCGAGGCCAGCTCGGGGACGCCGGTGACAGTGCCGCCCGGGGAGTTGACGCGGAAGGCGATCTTCTTCACGGCCGGGTCGGCCTCCATCGCGTCGATGGCCTTGGAGATGGCCAGCACGTCGGTAGCCCCCATCATCCCTTCGATGGGCGAGATGCCACGACCAATCGGGCCGTCAATCGGGATGACGCCCTTGCCGTCCGCCGTCACGTAGGCCTCGGGGCGGGCGCCCAGGAGCTTCGAGAGGACGTCGCTGAAACCATACTTGTCCAGGCGGGCGGAATAGTCGGCGGCCTTGGTCGGTTCGATAAGCAAGGGCTCGAGGCCCTTAAGGCCGTTGGAGAAGATAAGACGCATAAGGGGTTAGTCGGGAAGGGTGCTGTTGTCCTGCGGTACTTCGGACGTAGCCGCCTGTTCGGGAGCGGGGGCGTCCTCGGCGAAAGCGTCGGCGTTCTGCTGCTTGGTCGGGTCGATGCTCAGGAAGGAGCCTGCCGCAATCATGGCGACCTCGTCCACCGGCAGGCCGTACTTCTCGGCGATGTCGTGGATAAGGCGCATGTTCTGAGCCTTCTGCTCGATGACCTTCTCGAACTTCTTGCCGCGCTTGGCGTAAATCTCGGTGAAGGAGGCTAGGCCGGCACGCAGGTCGTCGCGGTCATTCCGCGCGTCACGGCCGTTGTCGATGCTCGGGGTGGCCGGCACGCTGAACTCGACGTCCGCCCAGTTCGGGTCGTCGGGCAATTCGCCAAGGGCGATGC